CACCGTTCTCGCGGACCCGCGCCGTGCTGGACATGATGCGCGGCTGGGAAATCATGAAAGCCGTCACCCTCGGCACCGAATACCTGCGCGAAAACAGCGAAACCTTCCTCCCCCTAGAACCCCGCGAGGACTACACGGCCTACCTGGCCCGCGTCAACCGCGCCGTCTTCTCTCCCTTCACCCAACGTCTGGTGCGTGCCGCCGCCGGTCTGGTCCTCCGCAAACCGATCGTCCTCGAAGGCGACCCCTACTGGAGCGAAATTTTCGCCAAGGACGTCGACGGCTGTGGCTCCGACCTTGATGAGTACGCCCGCCGCCTCCTGATCTGCGCGCTGACCTACGGCCACTGCCACACGCTGGTCGATTTCCCCGCCCCAACCGGAGCCCGCAGCCTCGCCGAGGAACGCGCCCTTAACCGCCGCCCCTACTGGATCGAGGTCGAACCCCAAAACGTCTACGGTTGGCGTTTGGACCGCGAGGTCAACTACGGCAAGCTGATCCAGATTCGCATTGCCGAAAAAGCCATCGTCCCCGACGGCCGCTTCGGCGAAAAGGTGTACGACCAAGTCCGCGTCATCGAGCCCGGCCGCTACGAGATCTACCGCCAGCAGGAAAGCCGCAAGGACATGTACGGACAAATGCCGTACCCCAACTCCTTCAACATCACCGGCCCCACCGGCGGCGACTACGAACTGATCGAATCTGGCTCGTACAGCCTCGGCGAAATCCCCCTAGTCACCCTGTATTCCAACAAAGTCGACACCCTGGTAAGCAAACCGCCTCTGCTGGACATTGCCTACCTAAACCTGGCCCACTTCCAGCGCCAAGCCGACCTCATTCATAGCCTCCATGTCGCCAGCCAACCCATGCTCGTCCTCGAAGGCTGGGACGACCAGACCAAGGACCTTGCTATCAGCGTTAATTATGCGTTGGCGATGCAGCCCGGCAACAAGGCTTATTACGTGGAGCCTGCATCAAGTGCTTTCGAGGCCCAATCCTCCGAAATCAAAGAACTCCAGATGCAGATGGCGACGCTCGGCATCAGCACTCTGAGCCAGCAAAAATTTGTCGCCGAATCTGCCGATGCCCGCCGCCTTGATCGCGTCGACACCAACTCCATGCTGTCCATGGTCTCCCTAGATCTCCAGCAAACCCTCCAAGGCGCCTTCAACCTCGCCGCCGCCTACCTCCAACTGGAACCCCCCAAGGTCTACGTCAGCCGCGACTTCGACATCGATCGCCTCATCGGCCAAGACATTACGGCTCTGACGGCCTTGTTCGCGCAACAAGTCATCGACCGCGAAGAGTTCCGCGACATCCTCCGCCAAGGCGAAATCCTCTCGTCTGGAATGTCAATGCTTAACGGCGAGGACGAGTTTTCCGAAGCCCCTGAATCCGCCGAAGAGGAAGCCACAGAGGAAGAACGCGAAGGACTTTCTACCGATCAGGTAGAGAGACTGATTCAAGCAATGATGGGTTGACGCAATGGCCACCAAACAGGATTACCTGACGCTGGCCCAAGTCACCGCACTCGTCAAACTTAGCAAAAAACTCAAAAACCTCACCACGTTGCTATCTGGCGACGGTCCCCCCGGCGACACAGGCAACAGCGGCGACTGGTACATCGACCGCCGCACCAAACAGCTATACGGCCCCAAATCCAGCAGTGGTTGGCCTGCCGAACCCGTTGCACTCGGCACCAAGGACATGCAGGGTCGTATCCGTACGACTCAACTCACAATCGGCGGCAACCTCGGCGATGGAACTGCCGGTCCTGCCGGTCCACAAGGACCTGCAGGCCTCGCCGGCCCAACAGGTCCCACTGGTCCTACCGGTCCCACTGGCGCGATTGGTCCCGCCGGTCCTGCAGGTCCAGCTGGATCAACAGGAGCAATCGGTCCTCAAGGTGAAACTGGCCCCGCCGGCCCCACCGGAGCGACCGGTTCCCAAGGCCCACAAGGTCCACAAGGCGACCAGGGTCCCATCGGCCTAACCGGTCCTGCCGGCCCCCAAGGCGAAACCGGTCCAGCTGGTGCTATCGGTCCTCAAGGCGATACCGGTCCTCAAGGTTTAACCGGCGCCACCGGTCCCACAGGTCCAGCCGGCCCCACTGGTGCAACCGGCGCCCAAGGTCCTCAAGGCGATCCCGGTCCCCAAGGTGATCAAGGTCCAACTGGCGCCACAGGTCCAACCGGCGCTACTGGTCCTAAAGGCGACAAAGGAGATAAAGGCGATACAGGCGATCAAGGCCCTCAAGGTATTCAAGGCCCTACAGGAGATACCGGCCCCCAAGGCCCCGCCGGCAGTAACGCCACCGTAACGGCCGGCACTGGAATCTCCGTATCTAGTGGTGTTGTCTCCCTCAACAGCACCTTTTACACCACCAACCAATACATCCAAGCTCCAACTGGCACCACCGCCCAACGCCCTGGCATTCCAGCCACCGGCATGATCCGTTTCAACACAACCGCCGGCTGCTTCGAGGGTTACACAGGAAGCGCATGGGTAAATCTCTCTCCCGCAGGTGTCGACGACGTTGGCGCAACGATTACCTAATCTTCTTTTGTTCTAGACTAGAAGCGCACTTTCTACAGTCCGCTGGTGAAAAGCCTGGATTACGTGCAGCAACCAGACGGCAGTTTCCACTGGGAAATGGTCGAAATGGATGAAGCTGCGCGGGCTGCAAAAGCAGAACCCGCCCCCGAAAAACCCGCCCGCAAGGCTGGCAAAAAGGCCACCAGCGAGCCTGTGTTTGTCACCGAAACCCCTGAAATCCCCGAGTTCTAACGCATGGAAGAGCAAGTCATCCAGGAGACGCCTGTGGCGACTCCACCCCAGCCCGTGGCTGGAGCCGACACCGCTCAACCCACCCCTGATGTCACCGGCATCAAGGCTGAGTACGAGTCCCAGATCCAAGCCTTGAAAGCCCAATCCGCTGAAGCCGAGGAACGTTTCCAAGGCATCAAGGCCAAGCTAGACGAGGTCTACAAAAAGCAGGACGACCAACGCAAAAAAGTCCTCCAAGACCAAGGCCAGTGGAAAGATCTGTGGGAAGAGGCCAACAAAACGGCGCAAGAAAAAGATCAGCAAATCGCCGATCTGAACCGCCAACTTGAGGACCTTCGCAACTCAAACGAAGCCGCCACGATGCGAACAGCGGCCATGGCCGCCATCAGTCAGGCTGGCGCAATCAACGCCGAGCAAATGCTGATGTTGCTCCAAGGTAACCTCCGCAAAAACGAAACCGGCAGCGTCGTCGTCCTCAACGGCGGCGTGGAACAAGACCTTCAGGCATATCTAAACAACCTGAAAAATCCCGGCTCCGGCTTTGAACATCACTTCAAGCCAAGTTCTGCCGCTGGCATGGGCGCCAAGCCCAACCCAACTTCTACTGTCGCTCCAGGTATGAATAATCCTTGGAAGGAAGGTAGTATTAACTTAACGCAGCAGATGATGCTGTCCGCCCAAGACCCTGAACTCGCAGCAGTGCTGAAGAGGGAAGCCGGTCTTTAAGCCTCAGTGAGGCACCACCACCCAAGTCTGTGACTGGGACGCAAACCCCCTGACCTTTCGGAGGCCCAATGGCTGCTCCTTTCCAGAACTATTCCGGCGGTGTTCTTCTTGCGGACATCGTCAAGCGCAATAACCTCAGCACCTATGTGTCTGAGGCCATCAAAGAGCGTTCCCTCTTCCTGAAGAGCGGCGCCGTGGTGCGTACTCCTCTGCTGGATGCCCGCGAAGGCGGCACCCGCATCCAAGTGCCCGAGTTCAACCCCGTATCTCCCACCGAGGAGATCATGAACGGCACGGCCACCTGGGGCACCAGCAACGCCGGCTACCTGACCCCTCAGAAGATCGGCACCGCCACCCAGATCGCCACCATCTGCCATCGCGGTTTTGCGTATGCAGTGGACGACGTTGCAATGCTCGCGGCTGGTGAAGACCCCATGCTTCACATCCGCAACCAGCTTGCCGACGCCATCAACAAACTGAACAGCCAGCGTCTGTTCAGCCAACTGGCCGGTCTGTTCGGTACCGCGCTGTCCGCCAACGCACTGGATCTGGGCGTCGCCGCTGCCTCTGGTGGTGCCGAAGCCAACTTCCTGACCGGTGCTGCTGTGTCTCGCGCTCGCGCCCTTCTGGGTGAGCGTGGTAGCGAACTCGACATCTTGGTCGTCCACCCCTCGGTCGGCTTCTACCTGTATCAGGTGGGCCTGTTGACCTTCTCGACTTCCGCTCTGGCAGCAGCCGGCAGCGTTGTCTGGGGTGGCGGCGGTGTGGGCGTTGGTGCCCGTGAAATCGGCGAGTTCGCCGGTTGCCGCGTCATCATCGACCCCCTGGTGAACACCGTTGCCCCTGGCACCGCTGGCCACCAGCGCGAGTTCTTCTGCTACCTGACAAAGTCGGGCACCATCATGGAGGGTGTGCAGCAGGACCTCCGCATCGAAGCCGACCGCAACATCCTGTCCAAGCAGGACGTGCTCTCGGTCGACTACCACGGCGCCTACCACGTGATGGGCACCAAGTGGGGCGATGCCGGCGACAACCCGACCAACGGTGGCCTCTCTACCGCTGGTAACTGGACCGCCACCTACGACATCGACCTGATCCCCCTGGTTCAGCTCACCGTCAACAGCCCGCTGGATACCAGCACGATCTGACCTTCGGTCAAATCTTTAACGGCCTCACCTTCGGGTGGGGCTTTTTTATTGCCGCTACACTGATAAGACGGAGGCTGTGACGTATTGTGCCTGCATCAATTAACGCCACTTTGAGTTCTGCATCGGCCAACAGCTACGTCACGCTGGCCGAGGCCAACTCGTATTTCGAGACTATCCCCGACTCGTCGACCTGGACCACCAAGACCGACGACCAAAAGAACCGCGCCCTGATCTCCGCCACCCGCTGGATTGACAGCCTTAACTTCTACGGCGACCGCTGCGACAACGGCCAAGCCCTCAAGTGGCCCCGCAACAACTGGTTGATCGACCGCGTTGAACTGGTCTGTTCTGTCATCCCCAAGGAAATCAAGTTCGCGACCTACGAGCTGGCACGCGAACTCGCCAACGACACCGACGCCATCACCAACACCCAAAACGACCCTGACCAGCTCTACCGCGAGGTCGAACTCGGCGAACTCCGCGTCCAATACAAAGAAGGCCAATCCAATGGCCCCATCAACAACATCTTCGACGTCTACCCTTGGCTCCAGGCATACTTAGGCGCCTACACCATCGGCGGTGCCGGCGGCTTCCAACTTCGCGCCTTCCGAGGCTGACATGGGCCTAATCGACACCACCTTCGCCTCCATCCCGGCCTCCATCCTCGGAGACTGGGGCCAGAACATCACGTACATCAAAACCACTACACCTCGCACCTACAACCCCACGACTGGCGCCGTCACTGGCGCGGACACCAACGTAACCGTCAAAGCCGTCATCACTCGCCTCAACCCCCGCGAATCCGAAGGTCTGTATCAGTCAACCGACATCAAAGTCATTATCGGCGCCGCCGAACTTGGCTCGTACTATCCCACCGAGGCCGACCGCATCCAGTACACCCAAGACAGTGTCACCCGCGAGGCCAAAATCATCGCCATCACCAGCTATCGCGGCGATTCCCCCATAATGCACACCCTCATCGCGAGACCCCAGTAATGGCACGTAAACCTTTTGGTGACTTATTGCGTGATTACGACAAAACGGTCAGTTCGCTGACCGTAGGTGGCCCTACTCTTGCTGCCCAGAACGCTGTAGCCGATCTTCAAAAAATCGGCCCTCGCTGGACGGGGCGGTTTTCAAATTCTTGGGAAATCCGTGGTCCGCAAGGTCAATCGGCACGTGGCACAGGCGGTGAAGGCGATCCAGTCCCTATTGTTTTTTCTACCGCACCTTTTACAGGTAGACAAGCCCTTCGTACACTTAGTCGTACATTTTTCAGCACCGACAAAGTTGTTTTTACGATTTCTAATTTTTCCTCGTACGCAGATCAAGCTCGGGACCTTGTTCCTTTTACCCCGGAAAAACCAACTACACAAACTCCGTTGAAGCCAGCGCGTTATGGAACTCGCCCACTTGGAGGTCGTCGAGGTGAGTTAGAAAGCGGCACCCGTTCAAACCGAGCCACGGCTCCCTTGGACTGGTATTCAAATTATTTTGGTGGTGGTTTCTTTGAAAAAACTATCCGCGTAACTTTAGACGGTCTTAAGATCGGATTCAAATGAACTATCAGTCAATCCGCGCTGCACTGGAAAATCCGCTGCTGACCGCATTTAGCGCACTGGTACCGGCAGTTCCGGTCTTCTTCGACAACATCACGGCCGTCCCGCCCAACACCACGACCGAATACGTCCGCGTCAACATCACTTTCGGCCTCACCAATGAGCCCATGCTTACCACCAGCATGGACAACGCCCGTGGAGCCCTTGTCATCCGCATTTTTACCGAAAAAGGCAAAGGTCCTGCCCGCAACCAGACCCTAATTACCGCCGCTGTCAACACACTGGAAACAATCAACGCCACAGCAAAACCCAATTCCGGCGTTTTCATGCGAGTTGGCGAGATCAGTGGTCCGACATTTTCTTCTACTGAAGATGCCCCACATTTCGTCGGCCGAATTGAAACAAACTGGATCGCAACAGTGCTCAGCTAAATACTGTTGCTATTCTGGTAAAAGCCGGGCAGTGTCCCGCCCCACTGCATATCCATCTGGTACGCCCCTATGGCCACCACCGTTCTGTCCGGCACGTCCGGCGCTCTCTACTACAAGCCCGCTGGCACCACCGGAACTTTCGGTGAAGCCGGTGTCAACACTGCTACTGAAACCATCACGGTCCAGACCTATCTGAACCTCAAAGTAGGCGACCCTGTCAAATTCAGCGTTGTCGATAGCCAGACCGGCGGCTCCGGTTCCGGCACTCTTCCCGCGCCTCTGTCTAGCGCGACTACTTATTACGTGATTGCCTACACCGCCGCCACCGGCGCTCTGCAGGTTTCCACGACCTCCGGCGGCGCTGCCCTAAATCTCACTGACGACGGTACTGCCGTCGCCCCCAACGAGTTCCAGGTCGCTTACGCCGATTACGCCGTCGTCGGCCAAGTCCGCGACTGGAGCTTCGAGATCACCCGCGCCGAGATCGACGTCACCACGATCGGTCAAACCCCCGGCCAGTACGTCCCCTTCCGCACCTACATCAGCGGCTTCGGCGACGGCAGTGGCACTGCCACGGTCTACATGACCAACGAGGACGCCGCCCTCTCCAACCGGATGATCGAGGACGTGCTCCAGCGCCAACAAGATGGCGCTGCCTTCAAGCTCTACACCGACCGCGTCTTCAGCGGCGGCACCCTGAGCGAGACTTTGAGCCGCTCGATCTCGTTTGATGCGGTGCTGACCTCGGCCAGCCTGAACATCAACCCCGACGACGCCCAATCGGTGACCGTCAACTTCCGTCCCGCTGGCACCCCCACCTTCGACTTCGCCCAGTCCTGATAACCTAGGACCAAGTAAGGGATACCAACCCCGGCCGCAAACCGGGGTTTTTTACTGTCTACTGCGTTACACTACAATCACACCCAACCGTTTGGTATGCCAGCTTCGATCCCCGTTCGCGCCATCGACCGGCTCCGCAAGGCCGCCAACCTGGAACCCACCAAAAAGGAAGTCGAACTTAGCGATGGCAGCGTTTTCGAGATGTGGGTCAGCCCGTTGACCATGGCCGAGCGCGAACGCGCCCAACGCAACGCCAAATCCGACGATGCTGGAGCGTTCGCCCTCCAACTCCTCATCACCAAGGCTTGCGACGAAGGCGGCCAAAAGCTGTTTGCCGCCGGCGAAATCGACATCCTCAAGAACGAGGTCAAGGATGCCGATCTCCAAAAGCTGATGCTGGCGATCATCACTGACGACGCCGAGCCCATCGACCCAAAGAGCTAAGCGCCGAACTCCGCAAGGACAACTGGCTCATGCTCCAGTTCGGCGTGGCCAAAGAACTCGGCCTCAGCCTCCAACAAGTCCGCACCACCATGACCGCCGAGGAATTACTCGGCTGGAGCGCCTACTTCCAAATCCTCAACGAGGACCAACAAAAGGAGATGGAAAAAGCCCGACGCCGCCGCTAACCCCGGCGGCTTCTTTCTGCCGTAAACTGAAGTACCAGACTGTGGCACGCCGCCGTGGCTTACAGAGCAGAAATCGAAATCGGCGTAAAAGGCGTACGCAAGTTAGAACAACTTCGTTCCGAATTAAATAAATCTTCGAGCGCAGCTGAAAGTCTCAATAAAGTTGTTGGCGAAAGGGGCGGACTTGTTCAAAACATCCAGAACTATGTAAATAACTTAAACAAAGCCGCAAATACCCTAAACCTTGTCACTGCCGGGACTAAAGCTGAAACAAAAGCAATCCAAGAGTACATAACAGCAGAAGAAAAAGCAAACGCAATTCTGCAGCGTAAAATAAACTTGCTCGATCAAGAACGTAGTAAACGCGAAGAAATACGACGTGTTCGTAAACTTACATCTGCAGGTATTTTTGAAACAACTCGTTTTACGGAACCTATCGGGCCTGCGGCTGCAAGTCAGGTAACTTTGAGTACCCCATTACGGGGACGTCTAAATCAAATTCTTGGACTGGAACAAGCCAGCGTTAAAGCATCTAACACCGCGTTTCAAGCAGCATTAAAACACGAACAAACATTAAATAACCTAGAAATTCAAAACGATCAAAATGTTTTCGAGGATAAACTTAAGCAGTTAGAACTACTTGCCAAAAAAGAACTTGCATTAACTAAACAGACAGACGCTGCCATTTTGGCTGATTTTGATAAGCGGCTTGCTGCACGCAGTGCGGGTAAAACAGGTGGCGGTGGCGGCGGAAGCGGCGGACGACTAGGTGGTATTGCCAGCAACGCCATTATTGGCGGAGCTTTTCCCCTACTGTTCGGTCAAGGTGGCGGCGCTGCAACCGGCGGCGCTATCGGTGGGGCAGTCGGCGGTTCGTTCGGCGGTGCCGGCGGCTTTGCTGGATCTTTGCTTGGTACGCTGCTCGGTCAAATTGCAGGCCAAGCCAATCAAGTCAAAGAATTAGCCGCTGACATCGGCTTTAGCGCCCAACAAACCCAACTACTTGCCACCGCCTTCAAACAAGCTGGCACGGATTTTGATAAATTTCAGGCTTCTGTTCAAAATATCCGGGGGTTGGGTTTATCTTTAGAGGAACAAGCCGATGCTGTACGACTCGTAAGTCAATTAACAGAAACATATAGTGGCAAAATTGATAAAGTTACTAACGCATTTACAAGTGCTTTTGAAAGCGGAAAAGTAACACAAGCCACGCTTAATCAACTTACAAGCGAAGGTATTCCAATACAAGAAGCCTTAGCGCAAAAATATGGAGTTAGTCGTACGGCCATTTTAGAAATGGCTAAAGACGGAAAAATATCTGTTCAAACTTTGTCGGATGTACTGGTAGATATGGGAAATAAAGGTTTAGAAGCAGGACAAAAACCAAAATCTGCTTTTGACCAATTTACAGTAGCACTAGGTAATACAGCTACAGCTGTTGGTGGGGTTGCTGCAGCTCTACTCAATGTACTTTCTCCTGCAATAAATACAATTATATTAGAAGCAACTCAAGCCTTAAATATACTAACAGAAACAATAAACACTGAATTATTGCGCACTCAAATTCAAGCAAAAAGCGGTAAAATTCTTAGTCCTGAAAAATTACAGACTATTGAAAAAGAAGCCATGAGCATGGCGGCACGTCGTTTTCCGAGTAAAGCTCAAGGTCGTCAATTAGCTGCGGGTCCTAATATAATTTCTCCTCAAGCTCAAGCAGATTTTCAAATTATCCGAGAACAGTTAATACGAAATGAATTACAACGATTTGGGTACGAAAGCGGCATACTTAAAGCACCAAAACCTGTCGTTCAGGGACAGATAGGTCGCATACAAGCACCTTCTCAACTTCCTCCGTCAGGCGGAGGAGGCGGAGGAAAAGGTAAAAAAGCCGGAGCTGAGCGTGAAAGCCGCGTTCCTGAGCTGGCACGCGAACTTGCCCTGGCACAACAAGTAACAGTTGCCGAAAATCTTATTGCAGATGCACGCCTAAAGGGCGACAAAGAACTGGAGATTCGTCTTCAGGGTATTCAACGCGAAACCGAACTACTGAGTGCTGCTGCCGCAATTGAAATCGACAAAAAATTACCTGCAGCCGAAAAAGCCCTACAGACCAAGATTATCGAAGAAAAACTGCTGAGAAGCCAAGCTGATACAATCCAACAACTTGCTGCATACGAACAGGATCGTAAACAGAAAGCAGACGAAGCGTTACTTAGCGTCCAGCAAGAGAACGCTCTGCTGCAAGCAAAAATAAACGGCACCGAAAAAGAATACCAGCTCCAGCGTCAACTCCAAGAATTGTTGGCCACTGGCGTGGGGCCGGCACAAGCTGCCCAAGTTGTCGACCAGAATCGTCTGCTCACCGCTGAATACGAGAAACAAAAACTTGTAATGGATAAACAAAAAGAGATTGCAGATGGAATAGCAGGAACTCTTGGGGACACCATGGTCAGTGCCTTCGACCTACTCATCCAAGGAAGCGAAAACTGGAGCAATTCTTTGCGCCAGTTATCCGCAAATGTTCTTACTGCTATCGCACGACAGTTAATCCAGATCTATGTCATTGAGCAAGCCCTTAGTTTTGTCAAAAAGTTAGTTAACCCTGTACCTGCAATCCCAGCTCCCGTTCCGTACGCAGGTACAGATGCAGGCGTACTACAGATGATGGCTTTTGCCGATGGTGGAAATCCTCCTGTAGGTCGCCCCTCAATCGTCGGAGAACGCGGACCAGAACTATTTGTCCCTCGTTCCAGTGGCACGATCGTTCCTAACCATCAGTTAGGGGGTAGCAGCACTAGCGTGATCGTCAACGTTGATGCGTCTGGAACAAAAGCTGCCGGCGATGATCAATCCGCCAAACAACTAGGCGTACTGATCTCGGCCGCCGTCCAGAATGAGATCGTCAAACAAAAACGTCCCGGAGGCTTGCTCGCCTAATGGCCACTTTCCCTGCCTACAAACCAACCTACTCGGCCACCAAGACCAGCAAACCCATGGTGCGCCGCGTCCAGTTTGGCGACGGCTATGAACAACGCTTGATATTCGGCCTCAACCAAAATCCAAAGGAGTGGAGCCTTACGTTTAATGTCACCGACACAGAGGCCGACGAAATCGAAGCATTTCTAGATGCCCGTGCTGCCGACTCAGACTCTTTCGACTGGACGCCCCCTGGAACAAACACCAGCTATAAATGGGTCTGCGAAAGCTGGACCCGCGAACTATTCGAGTTCCAGCGCAGCAAGATCGAAGTAACGTTCCGCCAAGTGTTTGAATTCTGATGGCCTATACAGCCTGGACCGCCACCACCGCAAAATCCGTTGGTGCCATTGTCCGCGCCACCGTCCAGCAACCCAGCGGCCTTGTCTTTCGAGTCACTGGCGCCGGGACAACCGGATCAACCGAGCCAGTCTGGCCAACTGATATTGGCAGTGTCGTCGTAGACGGAAGTGTTACCTGGCAAGCCATAAGCAGCGTTTATCAAGATGTTTCATCATTTGCACCAAACGCAATCATCGAATTATTTGAGCTGGAACTAGACCAAAACTTGCACGGCAGCAATGACACGTATTACTTCCATGCTGGCGTCAATGCCAACGTCACCGGCAACATCATCTGGAACAACAACGTCTACATTCGGCTACCCATCCAGGCCGAAGGTTTCGACTACTCCAGCAGTGGAACACTGCCACGACCAACGCTGACGGTATCAAACCTTGGTGGCGAAATCAGTGCTTTGTTGCTGCTGGCCAATGCGATCACCCCAGGCAATGACCTCGGTGCCGCTGAAGTCCGCCGTATCCGCACATTGAAAAAATACCTAGATGGCGAACCTGCCGCCGACCCGTATGCCAAATTTCCCGATGAAATCTGGTACGTCGATCGCAAAGCTGCGGAAACCCGCGATATTGTGCAGTGGGAACTAGCCAGCAAATTTGACCTGCCCGGCATGATGCTGCCTAAACGCCAGATCATTGCGAATATCTGCCAGTGGCAGTACCGTTCGGCTGAGTGCAGCTACACCGGCTCAAATTTCTTCAATGCCAACGACCAAGTGGTTGGAACCCTAGCTCAGGACAAATGCGGCAAACGCCTTGGCAGCTGCCGACTGCGGTTTGGTCTTAACTCACCGCTGCCGTTTGGTTCATTCCCTGGCGCTGGACTTGCCCAATGAAACTTAGCCCCGACTTGAAGACCGAAATTCTGGCTCATGCCAAGACAAAAGACCCCTACGAGATGTGTGGTCTGATCCATGTCGTCAAAGGCCGCCGCCGGTTCTTCCCTTGTCAAAATCTCGCCGTAACGCCAAGCGAACATTTCATACTTGACCCCGAAGATTACGCAATCGCCGAAGATCAAGGCGAAATCGTAGCCGTGGTGCATAGCCATCCGACCAGCCGGCCAGAACCGTCAGCCGCAGACCAGATTGCCTGCAATAACACAGGTTTGCCATGGATCATCGTTAACCCCAAGACCGAGGAATGGGGTTACTGCGAACCCAAGGATTTCGAGTTGCCTTATGTAGGCCGTGAATTTGTCTTCGGTGTAGTGGATTGTTATGCCCTGGCACGCGACTGGTATCGCCGCGAATGGGACCTTACTTTGGATGACTTTGAACGCCGCGATAATTTCTGGCTACGAAACGAAAATCTATACGTCGAAAATTTCACCTCCCAAGGCTTCCGCAAAGTACCATTCGAGGACCTGCAATACGGCGACGGCATCTTGATGCAGCTTGGCGCCGAACTGCCCAACCACGGCGCCATCTACCTTGGCGAGCAACAGATCCTACATCACGTCCAAGGACGCCTGTCCAGCCGGGACGTGTACGGCGGCTACTATGTAAAGAGTACGGCCATGGTCCTACGGCATGAAAGTCGTTAAGGTCTACGGCGCACTCCGTAAAAAACTGGGTCAGTGCCGCTTTGAATTTGACGTTGCCAGCCCGGCTGAAGCATTGAAGGCGCTGTGCGTTAATTTTCCCGGCCTCGAAGGCTGGCTGATGGATAAAGAAGCGGACGGCATGAACTTCCGCGTCACTCTCGGCCGCGAAAAAATCACCAATCAAGTTGGCGGCGAACTCTTGGTCTTCCCCTGGAGCGAACGCGACGTTTTTAGCATCACGCCTGTAGTCACCGGAGCCGGCGGTGATGTTGGCAATATTCTTATAGGAATAGGATTTATTGCCTTGGCAGTTGTAGTAGGTCCGGCCGCGGGTGCTTTGTTGCCTGGACTTGCTTTGGCTGGTGGCGGAACAGGTCTCGTAGCCACATGGGTTGCCACAGGTATTGCAGCTTTCGGTTTTTCAATGATTCTTGGCGGTATTGCACAGATCATTTCACCACAACCAAGCATGGGTGCTTTGATTGCCGATACAGGTGCAGCCGCTGGCGGTTTGGGGGCCATGGGCGGATCTTCCAGTGCCGCAGCAAGTAGTCGCAAAGAATCAGTCCGCTTGGAGTCTTTTAGTTTCTCGGGTATCGTCAATACGTCCAAGCAGGGATTGCCGGTTCCGATTTGCTACGGTCGGTGCTTTACTGGTTCGGCTGTCATCAGCGTGGGGCTTGACGTGGTATGACACGCACAATCCAAGGTGCTGGCGGTGGCGGTGGCGGCGGCTTCGGTAAAGGCGGTGGTGGCGGTGGTGGTGGCCAGCAAAATGTTACAGTTGTCCAGCCGGTTACAGTCGTACAGGCTCCGCCGCCACCTGTACGCACACCAGTCGAAGAAAACGATTCACTGGAATCGGTCCAATATGCCAGCGTCCTGGATCTAATCAGCGAAGGTGAAATCCAAGGACTAGACAACGGACTGCAAAGCGTTTTCCTGAATCAAACACCAGTCGTATCAGCAAGTGGCGGCAACAACTTTACTGGATACGCATACGATTTCCGCACCGGAACTCAGGCCCAGGCATATATTTCCGATCTGCCCAGTGCAGAGTCTGAAAATGCTGTTAACGTTGAAGTTTTGAACAGTACGTCAATTACTCGCACAATTACAGACTCGGATGTAAATATAGTTCGCGTAACAATGCAGATCCCGTCTCTGCAGCGCATCACAGACGAAGGCGATATTCTAGGTTTTGATGTTCGACTGCAGATTCAAATTCAATATAACGGTGGCGGTTACACCACTTACATTGACAATACAATCAGCGGCAAAACAACCAACGCATACCAACGCGATTACACGATTGCCCTAAACGGTTCATTCCCAGTCGATGTCCGCGTGGTGCGTGTATCAGCAGACGAAACCACCGGAAAACGTCAAAACAGAACAATCTGGGCAAGTTACACAGAAATCATTGAACAAAAACTGCGCTATCCCAACAGCGCACTGGCGTATCTCAAATTTGATGCCCGGCAGTTTAATAGCATCCCAGCCCGCAAATACCTTATTCGTGGCATCAAAGTACGCCTGCCGTCTAACGCAACTGTCGATACAACAACCTATCTCGGTCGCGTCACCTATAACGGTGTCTGGGATGGCACGTTTGGCGCCGCAACATGGTGCGCCGACCCAGCCTGGTGCCTATGGGATTTGCTCACTAACACAAGATACGGCGCAGGTATTCCAGAATCTTCACTGGACAAGTTTGATTTTTATGCCATCAGTCAATACTGTAACGTCTTAGTTAGCAACGGTTTCGGTGGACTGGAACCACGCTTCCAGTCACATGTTGTCATCAACAGTCGAGATGAACTTTATACCGTCATCCAAGAATTTGTAGCACTGTTTAGGGGCATTACTTACTACGGCGCTGGTTCTATTGTCATCTTGCAGGATCGCCCATCAGACGCGCAATATCTACTTGGAACTAGCAACGTCATCAACGGTAACTTTACTTATTCTGGTACGTCGCAAAAAGTTCGACACACTACCGCAACCGTGGCTTATCAAAACTACGACATGCTGGGCGAGGTGGAATTTGAGTATGTCGAAGATAGCGATTCTGTCGCTAAATATGGCGTCATCAACAAAGACATTCGTGCTTTTGGTTGTTACAGCCGTGGCCAAGCTCACCGCATCGGCAAATGGGCATTGCTATCAGAGCAAAACTTAACCGAGACAGTTTCATTCGGCGTAAGCATCGATAGCGGCATCATCCTGCGACCTGGCATGGTCATCAACATTGCCGATCCAGTCAAATCTGGCGCTCGCCGTTCCGGCCGCGTCGTATCTGGCACGACAACAACTGTCACCATCGATGATTCCGGGCTAACGCTTGATCTGACTAAAGTCCCAACTATGTCGGTACTGCTACCTAACGGCATCGCAGAAACCCGCGCCATTACCTCTCAAGCTGGCACAACATTTACAGTTGCCGTTCCATTTTCTATCGCGCCAGCATCAGAAGGCATCTGGTTAATCGAAACCAACGATATTCAGGCAAACCAGTTCCGTGTTTTGAGTGTTGGCGAAGGCGAAAATGCCGTATTTAACGTTACGGCACTTACCTACAACGCGAGCATCTACGACGCAATCGAAACCGACATCAAGCTGGAATTTAGGGACATCAGCAACCTAAACATTGTCCCCGATCCACCTAGCAACCTTACAGCCACCGAACACCTTTATATCGATGGCCAGACGGTAAAAACCGCCGTTGAACTGAGCTGGATCAGCCCAGTCCGCAAAACAAGCAGTTTCTTTATCCAATACCGCCTAAACAGTGACAACTGGCGCGTTGCACAATCCACTGCATCCAGCATTCAGCTGCTCGACCTCAAAGATGGGCGGCTTGAAGTGCTGGTTTACAGCCTTAGCGCTATTGGCAAGCGCAGCGAACCGGCGATTGCTACGTTCACGCTGTTCGGCAAACTGACCCCACCCGGTCAGGTGCAAAACCTGACAATCGAACCAATCAGCGCCAACAGCGCCCGCTTGCGCTGGGATGCAACAGTTGACCTGGATGTAAAAGTTGGCGGCCGCGTTCACATTCGCCATACCAACCTTACAGATGGTACTGGCACCTGGAGCAACAGCGTTGACCTTATTCCAGCCATTGCCGGCTACAACACCGAAGCCATTGTTCCACTGGTTGAAGGCGAAATTCTCGTCAAGTTTGAAGACGATGGCGGCCGGCAATCGACAAACGAAACCAGCGTGATTGTCGATCTACCCGACACATTGGGACCGCTAATTATCCAAACGCGGCGGGAGGATCAAGACACACCGCCATTCCAAGGCAACAAGACCGATGTTTTCTACAGCGAAGAATTTGATGCACTGGCATTAGATGGCGATGCCTTGATTGACGCCATTGCAGATTTTGACTTGATTGCATCGCTTGATTATCTTGGCAGCACGCAACCATCCGGCACTTATGAGTTTACAAATACACTTGATCTTGGCGCTGCATTTTCACTGGATCTCAGTCGGTATTTTGTCACCCGAGGTTTTTATCCAAATGATCTAATTGATTACCGATCGGGCGAAGTCGATACCTGGACCGATTGGGACGGTGGCGTAATTGACGCCGTTAACGCTAAATTATATTTGCGCCGTACACCAGACGATCCTGCTGGTTCGCCTGTCTGGTCAAGTTGGCAAGAATTTGCCAACGGCACTTTTGCCGGTCGCGGTTTCCAGTTCAAAGCTGAGCTAACCAGCAACGATCCGGCACAAAACATCCTGATCGACGAACTGGGATATGCAGCCAGCTTCCAGCGTTGGGTAGATCAGTCGCTGGCCACAGTCACCTCAGGTGCAGGCAGTTACAACGTGACGTTCAACAAACCATTTTTTACTGGGACGGCGTTACTAGGCAGCCTCAACGCCTACCTGCCTAGCGTCGGTATTACTGCCCAGAACATGCAAAGCGGCGACTTTTTTGCCGTTAGCAACGTCAGCAGCACTGGCTTTACAGTTGTATTTCGCAACAGTGGCGGGACTGCCGTTAGCAGACAATTCAACTGGTCTGCGGTAGGTTACGGTAAAGGCGTCTAAACTAGGAGGAAAGTCGCCCGCTCATGGCCCAGCACGACTACATCATTTCTAACGGTACGGGTGCCGCCGTCAGGAGTGACCTTAATAACGCCTTATCGGCAATCGCCACAAACAACAGTGGCGCGGTGGAGCCAACCACCATGTATGCCTACCAGTTGTGGGCGGATACGACCACCGGCTTGCTGAAAATCCGCAACTCGGCCAACAACGCTTGGGTGACGCTTGGCACACTGGCCAGCACCAATCTCGGGCTTGCTTCTCTTGCTGGCGCCACCTTTACGGGCGACGTGATTCTCGGCACAACAAGTGCCCTGGAACTTCCCGACGGCACCACCGGCCAACGTCCCGGCAGCCCTGTCAACGGGATGATTCGGTACAACACTACACTTAACCAGTTTGAGGGCTATAAAAATGCTGTTTGGGGCGCCATCGGCGGCGGAGCAACCGGCGGTGGCGCGGATGACGTGTTCTACGAAAACGCCCAAACAATTACCACCAACTACACCCTTACCACCAACAAAAACGCCATGTGTACTGGACCTGTAACTATTAACGCTGGCATCACGGTCACCGTACCGTCGGGCGCCAGCTGGGTCGTTCTTTAAGGAGAACCACAATGCCTATCACGATTAACGGGACTGGCAGCATCAGTGGCCTTACGGCTACCGGGATTTCTGCTCAACCTAAGTTTCCGGGCAATGTGCTGCAGGTGGTGCAGACGGCGAAGACGGATAATTTCACAACCTCAAGCACAACTTTCACCGACATCACAGGCTTGTCAGCTTCAATTACCCCGTCAAGTTCTTCCAATAAAATCTTAATATTTGGAGATGTTAGCGTCGGCGGGGCAAATGGAGCATATCTAATACTGCAACTTGTAAAATCATCCACTGCTATTTACATCGGTACGGACAGCAAAACATTTATTGGTTCAAAGTTTTGGTTTCCCACCGGCGGCGCTACAAGTAGTTCTGATTCAATGGGCAATCTGAACCTAAGTTTTCTAGATTCTCCAACAACCACTAGCTCGGTAACATATAAGATTCAAATGAGAATGAGCAGCGCAATTACTGGTGGCATCAATAGACGCAATGCATCTGACGATACCAGTGCGGCATCGTCAATTACCCTGCTGGAGGTAGCAGCATGACATTCAATCACGAAGCTATCCGCAAGGCTTATCCCAACGTCGTCACGATTGACGATGGCACTGGAGCCTTCGACGCCAACGGCAATCAGGTCGAGCTGGATCAAGCCAGGGTTAACAAAGCTGCAGCCGAGATTGAAGCGGAAGCCAATGCCACTGCCTACCAAAGGCAACGTGCTCCTGAGTATCCGCCAGTTACCGAGCTAGCGGACGCCTTGTACTGGGCATCAGAGGGTGACACCAGCAAGCTGGACGCCTATTACGCAGCTTGTACTGCTGTCAAAGCCAAGTATCCCAAGCCCCTGGAGGTGACACCATGAGCCCCTTACGCCTCAATGGCTCGACATCGGGCTACAGCCAGATCGACGCACCAGCCGTCGCAGGCGATCAGACCTTCACGCTGCCTGGCACGGGTGGGACGATTGTTACCACAGATGGCACACAGACACTGACCAATAAGACCATTCAAGGCGGAACCATTACTAGCGGCACCTCCGTTGCCTCCACCAGCGGCACCAGCATTGACTTTACTGGGATTCCGAGTTGGGTGAAGAGGGTGACGGTGATGCTTGACGGGGTGAGTACCAACGGAAGCAGCCTTCTTTTATTAAGATTGGGAACATCAGGCGGTGTAGTTTCAAGCGGATATGTTGGCTCAGGCATTGCCTGTCAAGCAGGTAACTTTGTTTTTGGTACAACCAACACGAGTGGACTTCTTATTACTGGCACCAACGCTGCGTCTGTAATCAGCCATGGCCACGCGGTTTTAACATTACTCGGCTCAAATAACTGGATTTGCAGTCAAGTAACCGGTCGATCTGATGGCAATGCCGCCAATTTTGGTGGAACGTCAATAGCTCTTGGAGGGACCCTTGACCGAGTACGCATCACCACCGTCAACGGCACCGACACCTTTGACGCCGGGACCATCAACATTCTCTACGAGGGCTGATTATGGAACGCATTGAAGTCAACGTCATCACAGGCGAGCAGAAGGTCGTCCCACTGACCCCCGCCGAGATTGCAGAAATCCAAAACCGCCCAGTGTCGGTGCCAACTGTCGAGCAGCAGCGAGCAGCACGAGCCGCCGCCTACGTCAGTGAAGCCGACCCGCTGTTCTTCAAAGCGCAGCGCGGCGAGGCAACCATCGAAGAGTGGCAGTCTACTGTCGCTGACATTCGTGCTCGCTTTCCCTACCCCAATGAGGAGGTGAACTAAGTGTCTACGCTGAAGACCACAAACATCCAGCACGGATCGGCCAGTAGCGCCAACCTCGTGCTTGCCTCTGATGGCACGGTGACTGGGGCAGCAATGGCCGGCACCAGCGACATTACAGGCGTCAATACCACCGGCAGCGTCACCTCTGGCACCACCAGCCTGACAGTCGCATCAGCCACTGGCATTGTCGCTGGCATGTATGTGGTGGGTCAGGGCATCACGCCCGGCACCACAGTAAGCACAATCGTTAGCACTTCCGTCACATTAAGCGCCAACGCCAACGCAACACTGAGCAGCGCTCCTGTCACATTCTATGCGGCCAATAAGGTTGTCAGCCCGGCTGTAATTGGTGGGCAGACCTGCCGCGCCTGGGTCAACTTCAACGGCACCGGCGCCGTGGCAATCCGCGCCAGCTACAACGTCAGCAGCATTACGGACAACGGAACGGGCGACTATACGGTGAACTTCACGACGGCATTGGCGGATGTGAACTATACAACTGTTGGATGTGCTGGAGATGGGAACGATAATCTGATCAATGTAAGTCAAAACAGAGCAGCGCATGTCCCTACAACAACTGCGGTAAGGTTAACGACAATGTTCCAAAATACAGCATTTTATGATGTTTCTTATGTCGGTATTGCTGTCTTCCGCTGAGGTAACCCCATGACACGAATCATTTACCAAAACGAATCCGGCGGCGTCAGCGTCATCATCCCCACCGGTGAGCTGAGCATCGAAGAAGTCGCCGCTAAGGATGTGCCTGAAGGCGTGGCCTACGAGATCGTCGAAGACGACGCCATCCCCAGTGATCGCACCTTCCGTGGTGCGTGGGTCGCCAACGGTGCCGCCGTGGAAGTGGACCTCGACCATGCCAAAGAGATCGGTCACGACAAACGCCGCGCCCAACGTGCTGAGGAGTTCGCCCCGCTGGACCGTGTGATCTCGCTGCAACTTCCTGGCATGGATGCCACCGCTGCTGAAGCTGGTCGCCAACTGATCCGCGACAAGTACGCCCAGGTGCAGGCAGAAATTGAAGCTGCTGCCAGCCCTGACGAGATCAAGGCAGCTCTCGGGCTTGATTAGTTCCAGCCACTTCAATGACTGAGCTTCCCTTTATCTACGTCTGCAGCCACGCCGGCAAGATCGGCAACATCCGCTGGGTCAACACGGATACCCGCTGGCGCGGTTACTGGGGCCGCTGGGGCTACGTCGATCCCTGCCGAGACGAAGATGACGAACGAAGCGTGCCGCTGCCGTGACCGCCTTGTTAAAGGCTGACCGCACACTGGATTATCACCCATGGCCGTTAAATCCAAGCAAGGCGTCAAGGCGATCGAGCACCAGCCGGGTCCGCCCAAAAAGACCCGGCAAGGCCGCTCGCTCCACACTCACCTTGGAGCATCCAGCCGCAACGGCCGCCGCAAGCGGTATCGCGGGCAAGGCAACTAATGGACCCGCAAACTCTGGACAACTGGCGCAAAATAAAAACCGCGCTCGAAGCGGCCGGAAAAACCGACAACCATTACTATCGCAGGGCTTTGGCAATTCTCAAAGGGATGCCTGACCCATACGAGCGCCTTCAACAAATGGATCAGAGCAGCTAATCTAAGTACAGGTCACCTTGCCAACGATGCAATCCGAGCGCGAGCCAGACGGCTCCATCATTGGCAAGATCCTTATTGGTGTTTCTGCGCCCATAATCGTTGGTGCGACTGGCTTGTTTCTGCAACAACAAGCCAATTTTGCCCGTCTCGATGAAAGAATGAGCCAGATTGCTTCCGACGTAGTAGAAATCAAAAGCGATAACCGCCAGCAATGGGCTTCTCTCGACTCACGTGTGCGCCAGCTCGAAATCGGCTACCAAAAAGCTGGCTTTTGAGCGGAATCATGTCCTCCAACGTTGTCAGCATCGTCGATCTCGGCCAAGGCTTCACGATCGAACAACTTGAAGACGAGTTCGGCCACACCTACTACCGCATGTGCAAAGGTAGTATCTGCCGTTACGCCGAAGACGAATACATCGCCTACATGTACGCCGAAGGCGCCGGCTGGAACAAACCTACTGACTAATCCATAACCTTATCGCATCTTCCAGGTGGGGCTCCCAAAACTCCTGCATCCTGAACCAGTCAAGCCAATCAACATTCGAGCCCTTCCTCATATTGCAGCTATAACAGCAAGCTACAAGATTGGAACGCCTCGTTTTTCCACCCTTTGACTTGGGCCGCACATGATCTAATGTGCCAGATCTACCCAACGGTTCTCTGCAGTATGCACACTTATTTCCCCAAAAATTCAAAATGTGCTCCCTAAAACGGGCCTTAACCTCCCGTTTATTAAAAAATTCTGTTCCATCGGTGTGCGTATCCATGCAAACGCACCATTACATAAAATGTAGCGATTACTGCAGCACTGGCGCATGACATAGCTAGCCACGCACTCTAGACTTACACAAAGCACTCTTTTTTGCTTCCATGGACTTCGTCAACCATCCAGCCTTCTGGATCATCATTGCTGCTGTTTCCGAGCTGATTGCTATCAGCCCGCTCAAAAGCAATAGCATCCTTCAACTGGTATTGCAAATCCTGTATTCCTTGAAGGGAAAAAAGCGCTGAGCGCCAAGGTCTCACTTGAGATCACACGCGCCGAAGCCGACTGGCACGCTGCCCAACCGCCCAATACCCTTCCTCCCATTGTGGTGGAACATCCCATTGACGATGCATTGCAAACTGGTGACAGCCGCCTCCTAGGTGGTGCTATGTCAATCCACGCCCCCTGGAGCCGTGAACAACCCGATCCGCCTAATTGATCTGTTCCGGTACTACAAGGGACTACCGCATCAAATGGCGGCCGTGACTGAGCTGGAATTTGCCATCAACAAGGCCAATCCGCATATTCTCGGCCGCAACCAAAGCTGGTTCAAAACCTGGAGCGTCTCAGGCAAACAAACCGAACCAGACCACAGTCGCCGTGACGAGACCGCCACCAGCGTCAACCTCAAAGTCGGCTACGAGTACCAACTCGACAACGGTCCTACCGGCTACCGCGAGTGCTTCAGCTCCAGCTGCGCCATGGTTGCCCGCTACTGGGGCAAGATCAGCGGCGACCACGAATACAACCGCATCCGCCGCCAATTCGGCGACACCACCGACCCCAAAGCCCAAATCTTGGCCCTAAAAACCCTGGGACTCCGCGCCACCTTCGAGATGGAGGGCACCGTGGAAACCTTGGAATCCGAAATCCGCATGGGCTATCCCACTCCAGTCGGCTGGCTCCACAAAGGTCCTGTCGACAAACCCACAGGCGGTGGCCACTGGAGCGTCGTCACCGGCTTCACCCCAACCCATTTCATCCACAACGACCCAAACGGAGACGCCGATCTAGTAAACGGCGGCTATACAAGCCATAAAGGTGGCGCCGCAATTGCATATTCCCGCAAAAACTGGTTGAAGCGCTGGCTCGTGGACGGCCCGGATTCGGGCTGGTACCTGAAAATTCGCCCCGCCTAACCATGCGCCCCTTTGAACAATCCGTCGAGCACCAGCTCACCCAAAATGCCCAAGACCGTTGGCTCCGCCAGCGCTACGAACAAAAGGACTGGAACGGCCTCCTCGAAGCCGCCCTGCTCCTCAACACGCTCTACCACATGGAGCGCACCAAGGTGAATTGGGCCATCCACGAAGCCGCCGACAACCTCTCCGAACTCTGCGGCTACGACCGCGACTGAGCCAGCCCGGTATAGAGGCTATGCATTTCGTGCATAGGCTCGTTACGCCCATCCTCAAAGTACATCCAATCCAGCTTGTCCTGCCTAGCTTGCTGGCGCAAAACTTCAGCTACCGCTTCCTGGCGGATCTGCACAACATTTTCAGTCATTTTTCAGGCGATTGCTTGGCGTTTTTAAGGTGGCGTTTTTTCAACAACCCAGGACTGGTATGCGACCGCGCCAGTTCAGGTTTGGCTGAAGGCTGTGCAATCTCCACTTTGGCATTTTTGTACCGGAATTTTGCCCAATGAATTGCCTCCTGGATGGTCTTAGCCCGGACTAGATCCCGCATGGGACCTTGACCGGGCAACCAAATAACCAGCTCGAAGTAGTTATCTGCACCGGAACGTTCTGTCATTTGCGTGTGACGGCCCAGCTTCTCGGGTAGTTGGGCTCAGTAACGCTATGGACACTAACAAAACCACCGAGGCATTTAGCCACAATTCGCGCCGCCTCGACAGCCCGCTCATAAGTGACCCACGATCCAGCATCCTCTTGGTTGGACGTGAGCCCAATCCCATCTCCTGTCTGTTCGTACGTTGCCGTGACGTACTGGCTACCAGCCATTACCACAAACCTCGTCATGGCCTTACCCCGAAACTACTGTGAAACAGTAGCCCAAACCTTGAATAAGCCGCAGATTTATTAAAGTTTGTGACTGCGTCTCATGAGTCTTCCTTGGAACGCTGGCGCCCCTCTACTCGCCGCTTTACTGAATCCGCCCACGCTGCCCTATCTGCTGCTTCAGCTGCCTTGTACTCCGACGCCGGCAGCATCTTCTCCAGCATGATGTACACCATCTCCCGCATCAACGCCGTGGTGCGCTTGCCTTCCCGCGAAGCCAACCGGTCCAGCAACGCATACCGGTTTTGGTCCAACAGAATCTGGCAGTACAACTTCCTCCCGTGCTGGAGCGGCATAACATACGGTCTACTCTGCTACACAATAGCACTACCACCGCGCTGGGGCGTCGACATACTTGCGCCAGCCACTGGCTTCAGCCGTCCGCGCCTTCCCTCGTTGCTTGGCGCATCCGGCTCGAATCCCCCTGGCCCACTCCAAAAAAGCAGCGGCCCTATGAAGATCGGCGGTTTTAGCCCGCCGAATCTCGTCATAGAGCCACTGGAGCACCAGTTCCCGGCCGGTCTTCGACCTTGGACTCATGAGACTCACATTGCTACCAGTCATCCTCCTTCGTCAATCTGACCATCCTCAGGCCCGGCCATAGTTCCCGGATTGTATGGTGCGCTTGGGTCATACTATCTGCCATGATCGTGGCTTTTTGCAGCAAACCACCTGGCGTACGCAATAACGCCACGTAATTACATGGTGCGTACCTCATTTCGCCTCCACCCAAGAGTCGCCGACTTTAGCCTCAGCCAACGCTGGAACAGCATCAAGCCATTTCGCTTCAGCCTCCTGCATCACTCCAGCTAACTGGAGCGCCCAGACTTCAGCGTGTTCTTCACGAACGAGAAGAACAACTTCGTCATGAATGACACCTGCGAGGCGGACCACTTCTTCGCCATCAGCTTTTAACAGTGGCCAAAGTTTGCCAAGGGTTCGCTTGAGCACGGCCGCACCAGCCCCTTGGATCGGGGTGTTACATCGCACCGTGAGCGAGTTGTGGTCTCCCGGAAGAAACCGCCTGAGCCCGGAGAGACGAATCCTGATCGCGGCATTGCCTTTAGCCGCATCAGCCAATCGAGCATTTTCGCGTTGCCACCCGCTAATTCCTTTATACGCAGCGTGGAACTTTGCTCGGATTTCTGCAGCTTCATCAAGATCCATTTGTATCCCCATTCCTGCTGCATAATTACGCAGTCCTCTTGCTCCCGATCCATACAGCAAACCGAAATTCGCAGACTTACTAACTTGGCGCATATCTTTCGTGACTTCGCTTTCAGAAACTCCATAAATTTGCATCGCAGTTAATGTATGCAAGTCCATCCCATCCTGGAACGCTTTAATCATCAAAGCGTCCTCGGCCTCGGCTGCTGCCAGCCTCAGCTCCATCTGGGCGTAGTCCGCAACCACCAGTTTCCACCCGCCTGGAGCTTTTACACACGCCCGAAACCTTGAATCTCTTGGAATTTGCTGCAGGTTTGGACTGAGACACGACATACGCCCGGTGTCCGCCCCAAGCTGCATGTAGCTAGCACGGATAAACCCGTTCGGCTCCAAGTGTTTGAGCAGTGCCTCCACCATTTGACGCCGCTTCTCTACCCGCTTCCATGCCAGATAATCCGCCACCACTTTGTGGTCCCCGGCATACTCCCGCAATGCCTGCCGACTGGCGCTGGCCTTGCCATCTGTCCCAACCGGCTGCCGCCCCAGCAAAGCCGTAAATACATCCAGCAGTTGCTTGGGACTGTTGAGATTAAAACCGGCCTCCTGCTTAGTGCCCGCTCGAACCGACCCCGTTGCTTTTGATCTCAAATTCAAGCCACCATCAGGATCACGCGGTAGTTTTTTATGGTTTGGCAACGCGGCATCCAATGCCTCCACAAACTCTGCTCCAAGGCGAGCATGGTCTTCCTTCAAATCCTGTTGGAGCGTTTCTAGTGACGTGCGATCAAACGGCAGGCCGGTTCGCCAAAGCTGCGCCATCGCCGGCAACGCCTTGCACTCCAGAAACCATGCCTTGTGCAGATTCCCCTCAGCCATCCGCTGATTGATCGGCCCATCCAACTGGGTCAACAACTGCACGTCATACGCCGCATACTCCAACTGGCTCGGCGTCAGATCCTGGCTCCAGTCACTCTTCTGTTCTTCCTTCGAGATCTCCAGCTGGAGATACCGCTTAACCACATGCTGCAGACCGTGCTTCACGTTCAGCAGCCCGTTGGTCAAGATCCGACTGGCCAGCATGGTGCAGAGCACCTCCCCCTCGGGGTAAATCTCGTGTTCCTGCAGCCATCCCAAATCAAAAACAGCATTGTGTGCCAGCCAGTAACGCTTGGTCGCAAAAAACTCTTCCAGTTCAATCCAGTGGTGATCTTCCAATTCCCAGCAGTCAATAACCACTGGTTCACGATCCAACGCCGCTAACTGCAATAACCGTAACCCGCCAAATTTCGGCTGGAGCTGGGTCGTCTCACAGTCAAACGCAACCGTCGTGGCATTAAACATCGTGTGCAGATGCTCAATGCCGAGCAGATACTCAAACTTTGCCATCAGCTGTGCATCCCCACGTGAAAAGCACGGGCAATTTCGTGAAGCTCAGATTGAGTCACAGGAGGTTCACCCCCATGGTTATCCCACAAATGCTTAGGCGTCGGATCGTATTCGATGGAGTCAATGCACTGCTCAAGTACAGGCAAAAGCTCATCCTCGATCAACGCAAACAAATCCAGCGGAATATGCATATCCTGCATAGCCCGTGCGCCATCGCGCTTGATTACAACTTCGAGCCGTCGCTGGAAGTCAGCGATCAACTCAGAGACCTTGGCAAAATCGTTCATGGTGCCTGGTGGGGCGACTACTTCAGTAGTGTAGCACAGTAGCCCGGCTACAGCTGTCGGAAAAGCGAACAATCTGTAGCAAAGTCGCCGCCGGCATCAGGAAACCCGAAATCGCACCGGCTGTCCCCGCGCCAGTGAACGCACTGCTCACAGACATACCGTCCACCGGTCCGCAGTTTCCGCCCCTTTTGCTGGAGCTTTTTGTAGACCTCGCAGTAGGTCTTCCCGTGCCGCACCAAATCAATGGCCTGGCGCGTCACCCCGTATTTTTCCGCCAAGGTCGCCGAACTCTTTTCCGACAGCATGACGTAAACAGCCTGGCGCATCGTCAGCACTCGCCTTTCTGGGGCTTTACGTCGCACCAGTCGAACCCGCCGGTCGCAAGCGCCCTCATAAAACACAGTCCACCGATACCCGCAGGCTAGGCATTTATATCTACGCCTCCGAGCGCCATCGGCCCGCTTGCGACTTTCCAGGACCGTAACTCGATTCAAACTACATGCTGGACAGTTCATCCCCAATTTCCTGGAACGCATCACCCACCGTGTTGGCATGAAAGCCGCAAGCCTGCAAAAAGTCGGCAAACACTGCCACGACTTCGCTGGCCAAAATCCCTTTGGTCTTGACAGAAAGCGCCGTATTGATCTGGGCGCTCTCGTCAAAACGCAACATTTCAAATTTGTACTGATCAGGTGCCACGGTACTGCTCGGATTCAAGTTTGCTAATCAGTCTGTCCAAATACCAGCGACATTTCTTGGCATCCTGGAGCGAGTTGTCTTTCAACCACAAACGGCTGACGTATTTGATGACTTGCCACTGCAAACCACCAACCACCGCATCTGGAGCGTCAACAACACAATCCTCGATGAAGTCAATCACTTCCACACGCCCCCGCGTGTAATGCGGGGGATGGGATACCATATCGCTCACGGCTTCGCTCCAGTGACTTTTTGATCGAAGTTGTACCGGCCAGTAATCGAGTAATCCTCGGCCGGTGTCTGGGACATCCGGTGAAACACCATCTGCCCGATCCGCATCTCAGGCCACAACTTGACCGGATGCAATTGCCGAGCATTTTGCAGCTCCAGCGTCAACTTGGAACCTTGCCAACCCGGATCGCAGTAGCCCGCCATCAGGTGCTCAATTCCTTGTCTTGCCCTGGAACTCTTCAGTGCAAACTGTCCCGCCAGAAACGATGGAAAGAAAAAAGTCTCCACCGTCTCGGCCAGCACAAACTCCCCCGGCGGGAGTAAAAACGGCCGATCCTCGGTGTAACCCGCGAGCGAAAACTCCCGCAGTTCAGGACCGGCCTCCCACTCCACCAGCAGATTTTGCCCCAGCCTCACATCAAGACTGGCGGGATTGATCATCGCTGGGTTGAACGGATCAACAAGGCCCTCAGTACAGAGGGCCAGGATCTCAACGTCACACAAGATCATGCTTGGATCGTCAATGCAGCCGACTGATTCAGATCCACCTGTTTCCAGGTCTTGCCCCACTTGATCGCATTGATAGTGCTGAGATGCACTTTGTAATCACGGCTGATTGCACTGGCACCTTCACCAGTCGCCAGCCGACGCTTGATCTCCAGCACTTGCTTGGTATTCAGCGCTTTATACCCTCTCTTGCGGCGAGACACACGAGTCTTAACTTGAGACTTCGCTTGCTTACGCGGTGCGGGGGTAGCAACTTTGCTACTGGCCAGCTCGAAGTTGACGGTCTGGGACGCCTCCATCACGGAGCGCAGTTCGCCGAGGTGTTCTTCGATGGTCTTGATGCTGTCCGCCAGAAGGCGTACTTGTGTATCAGAGAGAATGGTGAGCATAGTGCTGAGAAAAGCGTTGGTACTGTACTACCTAAGAGGTGTGATAGGGGTGTTGTGAGCGAAGCTGCAACAGAACTGCCTCAGGCAGTTTGAGCAGTTCGTGGATAGCTACCCGTGCCAGCACGGTGTGGTTGATGCTTTCTGTTGCATCAAACGCATCAACCAGCCGAGTAATCAGCTGGGTCAGATCGTGTGGAACAACCCAGCTGGTATCCATAGGGATCGGTTCGGTGCCGTAATCCCAGTCGTCGTAAGACGCCTCGTTTCTAATAGTCCTCGCCGTCGTCCTCCCAGTCAGAAGCATCAAGGATCTCCCAGTTTTGGATGCGGTTGCTGAACATGCGTCGGACTCCAGCATCGGTCGCAGGGATTACGTCGTCTTCACAAAGGTAGAAGGAGCCTCGGCACACAGCAGGACCCCATTCGGCCGGTTCTTCGTGGCTTTGGTGGCGCCTAAGCACCATCTGCTCCACAACGGCCTCGCACTCCACAAGACCATCGGGGCGGAAAGCAAGATCAAGGATTTCAACGATCTCAGACTCCATAAGACACCTCCTGGGCAGTCTGGTAACCCATAAGGTCCTCCATCCATTCGTCCCAGGTCATTTTCAGGAATTGCTCCAGCTCATCCAGTTGCTGCAGCTGGTACTCGTCGTAAGTCGGCTCGAAGCCGTTTGCCCTGGCGCGTTCGATGGATTGTTCGATGTGGTACCGGCCCCAGCGCACGGCGAAGTACCACGTGCTGAGCCTGTCCGTCGGAAGGGTGGTGTTGGTGGCCATAGTCCTTGAGTAGTAGGGAAGCGATGGAGCAGTTGCCTGCCCCCTCGATCACTACCCTTGCACAGAACAAGCAGTCTGCCTAGTAGGCCGGTTGTAAAACTTCACACTCGGGGCTGTTGGGCTTCCAGTTCGGCCGCCAGCACAGCAGCCGAACGCAGCATCGTGCTGAGACTCATGGGACTCATGTCTTTCCAGCAGGCGTATCGGATGGCACGCCGGCATCCCATGCTGATGTTGCCGCCGCCAAGAGTGCGGGCCGCCTCGATCTCCTCACGGGTCATCCTGAGATTGACCGTAAAGTTGCGGCCCTTGCCTTTGGGGCGACGGTCACTCTTTGTTGCGGGGGATTCCAAGCGCTTCGGGCGGATAAACGGACATTACGGATACGTCGGCCCCCTGGCGCAGAGCCTGCCCAACCGTGTAGTGGAAAATGGTGCGGGCGTCGTCGCACTCCATGATGGAAAACTCGTCGACTTCGACGGTGCGGCCTTGCTTGAACCAGCTGGTCCGCACCACGGCAAACACCTCGTCCGGGATGGGACCGTTGGTCAGCGCCAACGTGGGACGCCTGGGCGGTCTCGGCGGTCTCGGTTCAGTCTTGGTCTTAGACACCGGATCCCTCCAAAGCAACCAAGAGGCTGCTCGAAGCAGCCCCAAAAACAGGTTAGGCAATTTAGGCGATATCCTCATCGTTAAAATTTAGAAGCGTTCCACGGCGCTCTAAGTATCGAGCTTGATCTTCAGTTGTGCTTTTTTCAAATTCTTTTTTAAGCACCTGTTCTTTGAATTTACTTAAAAGTTCGGTATATTTTGGATGTCCGGGTGTGTAAGCAGTTTTGTTAATATCCCAAGCAATTCGTATAGTTTTACAGTCGCTACAATAGGTTAGAGGTGATTCTCTAATTTCAGTTTTTAATTCTGCTGGTTCAGCCGTACAGTTTTTAAAACGTGGATCGGCATTAAACATACGCGCATATAAAGCTGCAAATTTTGAAACAAAAAATTTTTTATTGAAAGTAGAATTTAGTTCTTCCGTTAATCCGTATATTCCGTATTTATTTATTGCGTGCATAACGTCTTGTCCCTGCATATTACCATTATACGGTGCTCTCCAGTTTAATTCTCGGATGTCCCCATGCAATAACGCATACGCTGTATAGGCAAAAAAGTGATAATACTGAGGTTTAGGTGAATAAGTTTTTCCTTTTCGTGTAGTTGTTTTAGTTTCGCCAGTTCCCGGATCAATTTCTATCTTTGTTTTATCCGGGTGACTGCAACCATAGATTTGCTTTAACAAATCAAACATTATACCTTTTTTATATCTTACTGCGCTTTCGTAATCATTTTCTTCTTTAATAACTTTTAGACATTGTTTAGGGAGATTGTCGAGATCCTGCACATAGTCAGGGTCGTACCACTCGGACTCCATGCGAACACGTACTGTGTTCACAAACTCTTGCGGATAAGGCATAATAAATTTGTGTTTCGGGGGAAACACCAAAGAAGGCCCCGGTCTGGGGCCTTTTTAGTGCTGCTACACAGTAGCATAAAAAGACGGACCGTTTTAATTTTTTAATCCCAGAACGCGGCAGCCTCCTCGAAGGTCGACTTGGTTGCCGGTTCCACGGGCAAAACCCTATTCACACGGGGGTCACCGGAAAACTCGAAATTGCTTGCGGCGCAAGGTGTTTGAGTTTTCCGGTGGCTTTCGGAAAAGTCCCCTTTCGGAAAAGTCCCTGGCTCGTTCTGCGTCCCATGCGTCTCGTCCGCCGTATCCGCTACCGAACCAGGGTCAGGACTTTTCCGAAACTGGACTTTTCCGGTACCTTTCGGAAAACTCAAATCCCGCTCCAGGACAGGAGTTTCGAGTTTTCCGGTGGATTTACCCGAGTCCCCCCGCGTGAGAGAGATAAATCCTGGAACTTTTTCTGCCTTGGCGCAGTAGTACGCAGGCGGCCTCCCCTTGAAGCTCACCCCCTTAGG